TTTCAGCTGCAATGCGGAAGTCGTTAAACTTGTCCAACTGAAGGACAGAGACATCAGCCGCATTACCTTGAGTAATGGCCCCGTTAGGGCTCTCAGCCAATGTCTTCGCTCTGGTCGTCCCGTTGGGGTTGACCAAGAACAATACTTTTGCAGCAGCAGCAGAACCCTCCACGATAGCCTGAGTCAATTTCTCAAGGCTTATAAGGTCCCCTAAATATTCTTCCACATATCCCCTTCCATAATCCTCTCCGTCAATCTTGGAAAAGCGCAGGGGGATGTAGGGTGATTTTCCTTTTTTGAATGTTCCTTCAGAGCCCTCAACAACGGCTCCTTTGATTTCTTGGTGAACCACCCAGTCGTTCCCGTGGAGACAAACGGAGGTGAACAAATCACACTCCTTGTCAGGTCCAGCGCCATCGCGCACGCCAGCAGCGGCTTTAAGCTCATCGCTGAGCGTGTCGTAGGCGAGGGTCTCCTTGGTTATAATCTTCAGCGGGTTGCCCATCGGGTCACGTTGAACAACATACCTGTCCAGATGGAAGACCCTCAGGCCTCCACCCTCAGGCAAATACAACAAAGAATTACCACTAACAATGAGGTGTTTAATAGCTTCGTGAATGCCTACCCGGTAAGACTGGCGGCTCACCTCTTCCATGACCGACTCTTCAACTTTCTGAAGAGCGGACTCCATCTCGCCAATGATATCTTCCGTAGCGCCCTCTTGGCGCAAGACGTGCTCGTCAAAGTTAAGACGAAAGAAGGGCGCATTGGGGGCTAGGAGGGCCAGCAGGAGCTTTGAAGCCAAGTTGTTAACCCCTCTAGCGCCTACGCCTTGGAAGGGCGTGTTGAGCCTTGCGTGGGCATTGTGGCCCTCTTCTGGCACCAAGTAGGGTAGGGTCAGCTTTGCGGCGTCTCTTGCTCTGTAAAGAAAAGGATTACGTCCCCCTTCAAGAGCAATGTATTGCGCCTCTGCGGTTGTAGCTTGCATTAGTCAGGTAAATCAAAAAGTGGGTCGTCAGGAAACAGCGGGTCCTCGGGCTCTGGTTCCGGTGGGTTCCGCAACGCATTGCGTTTTGCCCAGTAAGTCTCCCTGTCGAGTTCCTCTACGGTTCCGGCCTCGATGGCTGCTGTAATGACAACCTCGTCGTCCTCGACAAACCTCCACCCGTCAATCGCTATGATTCCCCATCCGTCCTCTTCGTGGGGGAGCCACTCAAACAACTGTAGCCCACGCTGCGTCGTCTCGTTGGGAAACCCACGCGAAGTGTCCACGTATTGAGTCAGTGCCTCGTAGGCGTCAGGCTCTACGCGGAAATAGCGGCTGAGTGGTTCAGGCATTTTATTGAAGAACTCCGTTTAGTGTGATTGTCCAAGCAGGTGAGCGTCCCTTGAGAACCCCAACGGCAGTTGCGACAGAGGGAGTCCCTGACGTTGCGTCATAGTCTATCGTGATGTCTGGGCCGCTTGCAGGGGCCGCGACTCCAGATGTTGCGATGGAATTTAGGATGTTCTCCACTGAGGTGGCGGTGAGTGACGAGCAGTAGTCCCATGCCTGAAGAAAGCAGTTGGCATCTAGGGTTCCCGGAGACCAGTAGTCGAACATGTTAGCGGGAAAATCTTCCAAAGAAGTGCAATAATACCAGCAGTAGCTGAAATTTCTCCCGCTTGAGAGGTCCAGTTCGCTTGGAAATTCGGTCAATGAAGTGCACTCCCGCCAGCTTTGACTGAAATGTGTGCCGCTCGATAGGTCTAACTCGCTTGGAAAACTTTCGAGTGAAGAGCACCCCTTCCAACTGTAACCGAAATTTATCCCGCTCGACAGGTCCAGCTCGCTTGGAAATTCTTCGAGTGAACTGCACCCGTACCAGGAGAGGTAGAAACTTGTCCCGCCCGAAAGGTCCAGCTCGCTTGGAAAACTTTCGAGTGAATTGCAACCACGCCAGCAGTGACTGAAATCTGTCCCGCTAGACAGGTCCAGCTCGCTTGGAAATTCTTCGAGTGAAGTGCAACCACGCCAGCAGTTACTAAAATTTGTCCCGCTTGAGAGGTCCAGTGTGCTGGGAAATTCGGTGAGTGAAGTGCACTCCCTCCAGCAGAGGGAGAAATCTGTCCCGCTAGACAGGTCCAGTGTGCCGGGGAATTCTTCGAGTGAAGTGCACCCGTACCAGCAGGAACCGAAATTTGTGCCGCTTGAGAGGTCCAACGTGCCGGGAAAATCTTCCAGTGAAGTGCACCCGTACCAGCAGGCAAAGAAATTTGTCCCGCTAGATAAGTCCAAAGTGCCGGGAAAATTTTCGAGTGAACTGCACGCATACCAGCAGTAACTGAAATTTGTCCCGCTCGAAAGGTCCAGTTCGCTCGGAAATTCTTCGAGTGAAGTGCACGACCGCCAGCAGTGATTGAAAGAGGTTCCGCTTGATACGTCAAGTAAGGGGAATGAGGTAAGTGAACTGCAACTATACCAACTGTAACTGAAATTTGTCCCGCTCGATACGTCAAGTAAGGGGAATGAGGTAAGTGAATAGCAATAAGCCCAACTATACTGGAAACTTGTGCCGCTTGAGAGGTCCAGAGCGCTGGGTAATTCGCTTAGTGAACTGCAACCATACCAGCAGCCATAAAAATTTGTGCCGCTCGATAAGTCAATCTTGGGAAATTCGCTTAGTGAACTGCAAGACTCCCAGCAGGAACTGAAATCTGTGCCGCTCGACGTATCAATCTTGGGGAATTCGGTCAGTGAAGTGCAATAAGCCCAGCAGACACTGAAACTTGTAACCCCACTGAAATCAATCCCACTGAATTTAGGGGCAACTAAATCGGTTCTGCTGCGCCAGTAATTCGCCAAGCTCCCAGTCGGGTTCCTCGTCGCGCCCTTGACCTCCTCAAAATACTTGATGACTCCCGCAATCTCCGAGTCACTCACGGTCGTTGGCAGGAGCACGTAGGCATACAGGTTGAGCGCTTGGTAATAGCCCGTCTCAAAACCCAATCCGGTAATCTCATCGACAGAATCGGCATCCACTTCGTAAGCGAATATCCCGTTGCTCGTTGCCACAATGAGTATTCCCGCTTGCCCCACCGCGACGTTAAAGGCCAGCTTGTCCTTCTCGTCAGTAACCACATCGAACGTCATGTAACCGTCCGTATCGTGGGCTGGCTGTAGGTTCGCTGTGATTTGGCGGAAGTTCCGCGATATCTGGTTGCTCCCAGCAGACACCTGCTGCCACTCTGAGACCGCCCCGCCTGATGTGGTCACTCCTGACGCTGCATCAAAATACAGGTAGGGGTTAAGGTCCAGCGGGTCAATCTTGTCCACTTCAGAAGTGAACAGGTCTTCCGATATCTTCTTTGTAAGAGGACGAAGGATACCCGTGGTGATGGGAGCAATAGACGACATAGTGGTTTAAAAAGCCTTGTTTTCGTAAACAGGGAGTACCGTCACAGTAACAGAGGGGGTGTGCGCTGAGTTCAAGACGTTCAGCTCAGTGGCTCCGGTCGTGAATATAACAGCCCCGTCAGCGGTAAAGCTGGCGTCTGAGCCGATATCCACCCAAGTGCTACCGATTTTGTGCTGAAGCTTGACGGTGGCGCTGCTAAACGTCCCCGCTACCGCGAACATCCCAGTTCCTCCGTTCCAGTCAACGGCTGTACTTGAGCCGCTGGCCGGGTCGGTAAATGTTTTTCCGTATATCATGATTAGTAAGTTCTTGCACCAGCTCCAGCTGACCCAATGTTGGGGGCGGTGCGGTTAATAGTAAGGGACTTCATTCCCCCACGACGGCGGGAGGCCTGACGCTTCTTGAGCGCCGGGTTCTCCACCTTCTTCACCTTCTTCATTGGGGGAGGAGGTGGTGTGGGAACTGGTGGTGGGGGTGGGGCGCTGCGGCCTCCTCCGAAACACATATCAACTATTGGTTATTGAGGTTAATGAATTCTCCGCTTGCTCATCAAGCTTGTTGGAAAGGAACCTTATAACAGACCTCTGCCCGAAGTGGTAGTCCAACTCTCGTAGGGACTCTCCGGGGCCGAAGTCTTGTTTGGGAAAGGTCTCCTCCAAAGCCGTGAGTAATTCTCGCGGAACTAGCGGAAAAATGTTTTCCTGTTTCATATATGCCTTCTCTCGCGTTCAGGGTTCCCAGAGGGTGATTTCCTTGGTCTCCTCATTGTAGTCCTTGTCGTGGAGAATGTAGGCCAACCGGGCGGTCAGGAGGGCGTCCTCCTCGTCCATGTCTGCCTTGGCGTAGGCCTCTAGGACGACCCCCCAGTCATAGCCCTTCTTGCCAAAGAGCTTTCGGGCGGTGACCTCCCCGATACCCCTGACTCCCATGTAGCCGTCAGCAGCATCCCCGGCCAGCGTCTGGACTAGGTGGTAGTTCCTGCCCTCCTCCGGGGTGGTGGTCTTCATCTCCTCCTTCAGTGGGTTGTACCATGTAATCGGGAGGGTTCCGAAGTCCTTGTCCCCTGAGACAGCGATGGTGCCCTCAGGGTCACGGGTGCAGATGATGCCCATGAGGTCGTCAGCCTCCATGTTCTCAGCGGTCAGCCCATCGTAGGCGCTCTTGACCCACTCGATGAGCCACCTGAGCCCCAGCGGCTTCCTCTTGTCTTTCCTGTGAGCCTTGTAGTCAGGGAACAAGTCCAGCCTGAAGTTCTCCCGTGGAGAGAACACAGGCACGATGGTATCGCTCCCCAGATTCTTGCTCAGGTTATCAAAGAACCTGTCCACCTCTGCCATCATCTCAGTCTCTGAGGATGTCAGGGTCCAGTGGTCTTCGTCCCACTTGGTCTCCACCTCACAGGAGAAGGCAGCACGATACGCCAGCATATCACCGTCTATGATGAGCTGCTTCATTAGTGTGTCTCCTTCCAGTTAGCGCCCACCTTGTATTCCCCGTCCAAAGGACAACGAACCTTAAGAACCTTCCCGGCATTCTTGATGCTGTCCACGAACAACTGACCAAGCTCGTCGGCGTGCTCAGGCTTGCATGAGAACTGAACCTCATCATGCACATTGGCGTGCATCTGGTAGATGGGTCCGTCGAGACTCCAGTGGAGTGTGCTGGCCGCTTCAGT